CTCATTTAGAAGTTTGGTTGGATAACATAAACAATCAAAAGATATGAAGCAATACGATAAGCAACGCGAGATTGATTTACTGCGCAAACTATTCGTGCTAACAGCAAAGCGAAGTATGCGCCCAGCTATGAGTGATAACATGGCAATGCGTCTTATCTTTGAGGAGTTACATTTGCTAACCGAAAAAGACGAATACAAGTTATGACAGTAGGCGAATTGTGGGATAAGCTTGCGCAGTATCACGATGATACTGAAATCTATATTGGTTTCATCAATGGTCACAGCATCGACCATGAAACCTTTGAAGTTGTAGAAACACAGGACTTTTACGGCAAGACCACAATTAGTCTAATGATTGAAGACATCGGAATAATCAATAATTAAATACAATGAGCAACTATCAAATGCAAGAAGGGCAGTTCACCCTATTCAAGAACAACAACGTGGCTAACAACGGTCCACAGTACACAGGTGAAATCATGGTGAATGGTAAGAAGATGCGACTGGCTGCATGGGTTAAAGAAGGGAAGAACGGCAAATTCTTTAGTGGCAAGATGAGTGAGCCACTCGTGAAGCGTGACGAACCACAAGACGAACCATCAGGTGACCTGCCATTCTAATGAACCTGCCTATCCTACCTGAAGACAAAGCAAACCATGCGCTATATGGTGTTGCTATCTACGCTGCTGCCGCTTCGATATTTAGCGCACCATTCTCGATGATTGTGGTATTCGCATTCGCAGCAGGCAAAGAGTTATTTGATTCGGTGCTGAAGGAAAAATCATTTAGCACGCTTGACATGATAGCCACGCTGTGCGGTGGTTTGGTTGGAATGTATATCGGATTGTTTACATGATTGAATATCTACCGAAACAAAAAGAAGCATTGCGCGTGCTGGGTAACTCACACCCGGCACGTGTTGTGCTGTTCGGTGGAGGTGCAGGACCAGGCAAGTCATTCATCGGATGCGCATGGCAAATAAGCCGCAGGTTTAAATATCCGGGCACACGTGGGTTGATAGGTCGAAGTAAGTTGGACACATTAAAAAAGACCACGTTAAAGACATTCTTTGAGGTAGCCCATGTACTGCAACTATTACCAAACGAGCATTACACAATCAACAATCAAACACACGTTATCACTTTTGCAAATGGTAGCGAAATAATTTTAAAGGATTTATTCGCCTATCCAAGTGATCCTGAATTTCACTCATTAGGTGGTTTGGAATTAACCGATGCATATGTCGATGAAGCTGCGCAGGTAAGCAAACGTGCAATAGATATTTTGCAATCGCGCATACGTTATAAGCTTCGAGAATATAACCTGCCACCGAAGATGCTACTTACATGCAATCCGTCTAAAGGATGGCTTTATAATGATTTTTACGCACCATATAAAAGCGAAACACTACCTGAACATCTTGCTTTTATTCCATCATTAGCAACTGATAATGTGCATTTGCCTGATTCATACATCGAAACTTTGGAACGTTTGCCCGAAATAGACAGGCGAAGACTGTTGTATGGTGATTGGGAATACGATGAAAGTGTAGATAACCTATATCAGTATGACGATTTAGTGCGCTGCTTCCGGGAAGAAGAAGCAAAAGGGGAAAAGTACATCAGTGCCGACATCGCACGACTTGGAAAAGACCGTAGTGTCATTTGCGTGTGGCATGGATTGCACCTGATTGAAATACACGAACTACGAAAGCAACCAATCACAACGGTTGTATCTACCATTCGCCAGCTATGTGATAGGCATGGCATCAAACTTAGCAATGTGATCTGCGATGAAGATGGGGTTGGAGGGGGTGCGGTCGATGCGCTCCGTTGCAGGGGCTTCCTTAATGGTGGTCGTGCGAAGCAATCGGATAAGTTCACCAATCAAAAGGCAGAATGCTATTTCAAGCTTGCAGAATTGATTGAGCAGAACAAAGTAATCTTCAAAGTGAATCAGTTTCGTGATGTGATTGTGCAGGAACTGGACATGATACGCAGACGGCAACCGGAAGCAGACGGCAAACTCGCAGTTATCTCCAAAGATGAAATAGCCCGGATGCATGGCAAGTCACCTGACTATGCAGATGCCATCATGATGCGCATGTACTTCGAACTTTTCCCGAACTACGGTAGCTATTCGTGGGCATAGCCGTTCTCAATTTTAACAATTTTTAACAAGGTAGGTGTAAGTATTTATACTATCATTGCACCATCAATAACAAAAAACAACAACATGAAAGCAAGTAAAGTAATCAAGTACATCGTATGGGGCGCAATCTGTTTGGCACTTCTTAACTACTGCCAAGAACTGAATGATTGCCTAATGAAGTATTAATCTAAAATCACAATAACATGAACTCATTTCACAAAGACAACTTAGAAGCATTGCAGAAGTTTCAGCAAATGCTTAACGCTGCACCTGATAAGGAAGGCATTGAAAAGACACCCGATGGTAAAGCCGTTACTCTGGTAGTTAGCCATGTAGAAACCACACTTGACGAAATGTTCTTTGGGCATTGGCGCACTGAGAATTTTAAGTGGGAGCGCATGGCCAATGAAGTAGTCGGTTCACTTGACCTTGTAGTGATTCACCCGATAACCGGTTACGAATTGCGCAGAACAGGTGCAGCATCCATTGTGATCATGGTGGATAAAGTACCAAGCCACATTGCTGCTGATCCAATAGAACGCAATAGGTGGGCATTAAACGCAGATAATAAGAAACCTAATGCTTTAGACCTTGCGTTTCCTAAATTGAAAACTGAGTGCCTTAAAAACGCTGCTGTGTCATTTGGTAAGCTGTTAGGTCGTGACTTGAATAGAAAGAACGTGGATGTGTATAAACCATTCAAGTTGAAAGGCACGCTGGCATCAGCGAATAAGGATGTGCAATACCTACACGAATTAATTGAAAAGGCGCATAGCTTAGACGATTGTGACATCATTCTGCAGGCATGCCCACCGGAATTACTCAATCAAATCGAACCGATAATAAATGTTAAAAAACAGCAGCTATCAGGACTACTGTAATACATTCGCAACAAATAACAAGAACACAATGGAACAAGTAAAATTTAGAGCATCGCAGCTGGGTAAGCTTATGACCGATGCACGCACAAAAACAGGACTAAGTGAAACCTGCAAAAGCGCACTGCTGGAAATCTATGTGCAGAACAAGTACAAACGCTACAAAGAAATTAGCAACAAGTACATTGAAAAGGGAATTGCCGTAGAGAATGATGCCATTGACTTATGGCGCAGGGAACGTGGCGCAATCGTATTTAAGAATGAGGTAAACTTTCAAAATGACTTCATCACAGGTACACCCGACTTGCTTATCAAAGATGGCAGCGAAGTAATCAATGTGCCGGATATCAAATCTTCATGGGACATCCACACATTTATCGATGCAAAGATCAATGAACTAAGCAAAGATTATTACTGGCAAGGTCAAGCATACTGTTGGCTAACAGGTGCGCCTAAGGCAACATTCTGCTTCGTGCTGGTCAATGCGCCAAGCCAAATGATAGACACCGAAAAATACCGCCTATCTTTGCGCATGAATCTAATAGATCCACAAAGCAATCCTGAATTCATTAAGAAGGCATCGCGTATTGAAAAGAATATGATTTACGACATGCCTACTTACCTTATTGAAAATCCAAACGCTAACCTTGAAAGCGACCTTGCGAATTGGGAATACGATATACCAGTGCAAGAACGCATCCATGAAAAGGTTGTGGAATTTGATACCGATGCAATCGCAAAGCTTCAGGAACGTGTACCAATGTGGCGTGAATACTTAAATACTTTGAACGTATGACACACGGCTCACTATTTAGCGGTATAGGTGGATTTGATTTAGCTGCAGAATGGATGGGTTGGGAAAATAAGTTTCATTGCGAATGGAATAAGTTTGGACAACGTGTGCTGAATTACTATTGGCCTGATGCAGAATTATTCACAGATATAACCAAAAGCGACTTTAAAAAATATGCAAACCAAATTGATGTTCTTACCGGAGGATTCCCATGCCAACCATACTCCAGCGCAGGAAAACGACTTGGCAAAGAAGATGAACGCCATCTATGGCCAGAAATGCTTAGAGCAATACGAGAGATTGCCCCGAGTTACGTCGTGGGCGAAAACGTTCGCGGGCTTACTAATTGGAATGGAGGGTTGGTATTCGACGAAGTCTGTGCTGACTTGGAAAATCTTGGGTATCAAGTCGCGCCCTTTATTATACCTGCGAGCGCGGTTAATGCGCCACATCAACGAGAAAGAGTTTGGTTCGTTGCCTACTCCAATAGCAGGAGATTGGAAAGGTCAGTTGAGGTCGGACGGAACAGCATCGATGCTAAGTGGCAAAGCGAGTTTGGGAATGCTTCCAACTCCGACAAGGAGCGATTACAACAGTGCGAGAACAGAGGAAAAATGGATTCAAGACAAACAGAAATATGCGGACAAAGGAGTCAATTTGCAAATGGCATTGAGACAAATGGCAAGGTTTGGGATGCTTCCAACTCCGACAGCAATGGATTCAACGAATGCGACAGCGAACATGAAAAGCACTCAGGTAAAACCGGGTTCGATGCATTCAATGACATTAACGAGAATGATGAGCGATGGGATGTTGCCAACACCGACAAGGAGCGATTACAATGCGCGAGGGAATCAACCGAATTGGGAGGGATCAGACTTAGTCAGTGTGATACACAAAACTACAAATCAAACTGGCAAAACTTCCCAACTCA